AGTATTTCGATCCGCGTTTTTCCAGAGTTTTTGGCACGCTTAGTGCTTTGTTGTTGAATGGGCGTTCAGCAACCAGATGTTCCAGAGATCAGAATCGGTAACAAGGCCGACTGCGCGCAGTTTTTTGGCGTTACCCTTCCAACGATTGATAAATGGATTCGCGACGGAATGCCAACTGTTCAGCGTGGATCGCAGGGTATTTCATGGGTAATAGACTTGCACGCAGCCGCCAAGTGGCGATATGAGGCGCGGCTCCCATCTGGCCAGATCGATCCTGAAACATTGCCGCCGGCCGAACGAAAGCTATGGTATGACGGCGAGGCAAGGCGCCGAGATATCCAGGAGCGCGACCGCGAACTAATTCCAGTTGATGAAGTGGAGGAGACTGTAAGCACAGCATTTGCCTCAGTCGCGCAGTCGCTGCTGTCCCTGCCCGACCTGCTCGAAAGAGAGTGCGCACTTACCAGCGATCAGATAACCGCATCTCGCGTGACAGTGCACGCCGCGCTGAGCGATCTTGCGCAGCGCATATCGACACTTGCAACGGTAACGCCGCCTTGAGTTCATTTGCCGAGGCAATGCCAACGATTATGGCGATGTCTGAGGCTTTCCGGCCGCCAGCGCTTATCTCGCCGTCTGAAGGCGCTTCCCGTGTTTTGCGCATACGACAGTCGACCGGCGAGCTGAAGAACTGGGACGCTGAAACGACGCCGTACATGGTAGAGCCGCTTGATACGACCGCAAGCCCGGCACACAGCGCAATCTGTTTTGTCGGTCCTGCCAGGTGCGGCAAGACGGCGGCGCTAGGCGACGGATGGCTTGCACACTCCGTCTGCCATGACGTTGGCGACACGCTCATTGTGCAGATGACTCAGAACAAGGCGCGCTCATTTTCGATGAAGCGCATCGACCGGATGATACGCAACAGCCCGGCCGTCAAGGCGCGCATGTCGCCGCGAAAGACTCACGACAACACGTATGACAAGCTAACGAAAAGCGGCAACTACATAAACATCGCTTGGCCAAGTGCAAGCCAGCTTTCGTCTGACGACTTCGCCAGGGTGTTCTGGACTGAATACGATAGATGCGATGAGGATATAGACGGCGAGGGTTCAGGCTTCGTCATTGGATCAAAGCGCGTGCAGCAGGCCATGTCTCGCGGGATGGCTGTTTTCGAGTGCTCCCCCGGGCGCGATCTGGAAGACCCGAACTGGTCGCCGTCAACCCCACATGAAGGGCCGCCGGTTACTGGGATATTCAGTATCTATAACAACAGCGACCGGCGCAGATGGTACTGGCAATGCTTCGAATGCGGCGATTATTTCGAGGCCGCGCCTGGCCTTAAATTGTTCTATTCACTACCGAATATCGTCGATCTGCTGGAAATCGTGCGTACTGCGGACATATCCGCAATGGCGCAAGAACATTCGCGAATCGCCTGCCCGCATTGTGGGGCAGTGCATGAGCATGACGCCAAGCGCAGGCTAAACGATATTCGCACCGCGAGATGGGTTGGCGAGGGTCAGTCGGTTGACCGTGATGGCAACTTGATTGGAAGCCGTAAAAGATCATCGATCGCCGGATTTTGGCTTGGCGGTGTTGCAGCGGCATATCAGTCATGGGAATCAATCGTGTCAGGGTATCTGCAGGGGCTACGCGAATATGCAATGTCTGGATCAGAGGCAACGCTAAAAAGCAAAGTCAACGTGGACCAGGCAATGGCTTATGTGCCGCTAGCGCTGATTGAGTCTGCTGGAGATGCGGCGGAATCAAGAACCGAGGATATCGACAGATTCCGCGTGCCTGACTGGACGCGCTTTCTGCTTTGCGCCGTCGACGTGCAGGGCGGCACAAAGGCGCGATTCGTGGTGCAGGTACACGCTATTGGCGTAGACATGGAATCGGCCATTATCGACCGATACGACATCACCGAATCGCCACGTGGACAGGACATCCGCATCGATCCTGCAAGTTACCCAGAGGACTGGGACGCGCTTACGTCCAGGGTAATCAATGCAACGTATCAAATCGAAGGCGATCGCGAGTTGCAGGTGTTTCACACGATTGTTGACTACGGCGGCGAGGACGGGGTTTCCGCCAATGCGGCGGCATGGCGACAACGACTAAGGCATGGCGGAATGGCAAACCGCGTGACGCTGGCCAAGGGCGACGGCCACCAGAAAGAGGCGGTACAGCTAAGCAATGCCCGCGACAAGCGCGGGCGCAAAATGCGCGATGTTCCGCTGTTGATGTTTTCATCGGATCAATTCAAGGATCAGATAGCCGCCAGTATGCGGCGCAGGGAGCCAGGGCCTACCTATATGCATTTCCCGGCATGGCTAAAGCAGTGGTTTTTTGACGAGCTGCGGGCAGAAATACGGCAGCCTAACGGCAAGTGGAAAAAGATCAGGGCGCGAAATGAGGCGCTGGATTGCTGGGCCATGATATGGGCGCTTGCCTATTTTCTTGGGCCGGCAGACCCGCGCAGGCCATTCAACTGGAAAAGCCCACCAGCATGGGCGGCGCCGATGGAATCTAACAGCCAATCTATTTCAAGCGGGGAGCGTCGGGTTATGGCGACAAACGCCACGCCAAGGGCGATGGCGGGATTAGGATCGCAGCAACGAATGCGACGCCCAATGATCCGATGAGCTGGTCCGCCATTATCGAGATGATCGCGCAGGAGGTCGGCGCAGAGGCGGCGGACAGGATCGAGGCAAGGGCGCGACTAGAGTTTGGTGGGATGCGCGTTACCGTGGCCAAGCGCCAGAGCATCACGGTATCGCAGATTGATCAGATTGCACCCGGCAAACCGAAAGAGGCTGCCAGAGTTCTTGGCGTGCATCCGCGCACGATATACCGCGTCCTGCAGCGAGATCGCATCGTGCGTTAATATTTTGACACTTTAACCAGAATTGGCACACAAAAGCGCATAGCCTGCATGTTGAGATAGTCAACGTGCACGGTTATGGCCACTCTCGACACGATTCAAACGCGCATAGATCAGATTGATGCATTGCTTTCCGGCGGCGTCAAATCTGCGTCGTCTGGTGATGAACGTGTCGACTATGACCTGCAGGCGCTCAAAGACGAGCGCGACCGACTCACCCGCATCGTTTCAGGCTCAAGCCGCAGCCAATACCGCCGCGTGGTATTCAAGAGTGGCTGACGGCGGCGCCCCGATTTCCGCACGCTATGAGGCCGGATACCCGTCCGACTTCAACCCGTCCCCACCTGCCGCCCGATCAGCCGATGCAGAAATCTATTCGGCCGGCGTAAAGCTGCGCGATTGGGCGCGGTTCCTCGCCAAGAATTCCAGCATTGTTAAGGCCGTACTCGATTCGCGCGTTGCCAAGGGCGTCGGCTGCGGGCTGACATACAAGCCGATGGTCCGCGACCGCAAGGGCAATCTGCTGCCAGAACTCAATGCAGCGATCAAGCGTTGGCATGACAAGTGGAGTGAGCGCGCGGATGTAACCGGAGAGCTTTCCCGCCAGGAAATCGAGCGGTTGGTGTGGCGGGATACTGACGTTGCCGGCGAAGTGTTCGCGCGCAAAGTATACCGAGGCCGGACGCGCGACAAGATCGGCTACCAGGTGCAGCTTATTCCGGCCGAACTGGTGCCGTATGGATTCATCACGCAGTCGCGAGCCGTTATGGGCGTCGACCGCGACGAGTGGGGAGCGCCTTCGCGCTATTGGGTTTACCCGTACCACCCAGACGCCTATGCCTGGCAGTACCGTGTGCCGAGCTTGGAACCTAAGCCGGTGCAGGCATCCGACATGTTGCACCTGCGCCGGCAGGAAGAACTGCAAGCTACGCGGGGCGTGACACTGTTTCATGCCGTCATCTTCCGCGCCTCAGATATTGCCGAGTTTCAGCAGTCGCACCGCCGCGCCGCCCGCGCGAGCGCCAACCTGTTCGCGTCGATCAACCGGGATATCAGTTACGACGGCGCAGAATCAACCCCGGAAGGCGCTAACGCGACAACCGGACAAAACGAATTAAACCTGCTTGACCTGCAGATTCTCGATTTCCTCAAGGCCGGCGAGTCCGTCAATTTCCACACTCCTTCGCACCCGAATCAAAACGCTGTCGAGTTCGTGAATCAAGAGCTGCGGCAGTTTGCCAGCGCGTGCCGCGTGGCTTTCTCGTGGATCGCCTACGTCTTCGACCGCGCCTATGCGGCGCAGCGCACAGAATTGATTCACGCGTGGGAAATGATCCAGGAAGACCGCGCGCATTTCATCCGCGACTTCGCGCGGCCGGCGCTTTATGCCGAGCCGCTGCGGATGGCTTTGCTTGAGTGCAGATTGCCGGCGCGCGAACTTCGCAAGGCTAATCCAGACACATTGTATGACGTGCGCATCGAAGGCCCGGTGATGCCGTCGATTGATCCTGTCAAGGACCGCCAGTCGGCCGCATTGGATCAGGATAACGGATGGGAGTCGCGGCACGGCAACATTCGCCGCTTTGGCCGCGACCCTGATCAAGTTGACGCTGAGCGTGAATCAGACAGTTTCGTAAAGGCCGCAGACATGCCGGCAATTGCTGAGTCTGAACAAGACGAACAAGACGAGGATGGAGGGGCGCAGACCAATGAAGACGCCGAGTGAAATTCAGGACATCAATCGCCGCATCATGGCAGGCACTTACGTGCACGTCGAAGACGAGCCTGCGCCGGCGCCGGCTGAAGCCGAAGCAGAAAAACCAAAGCGCGGAAGGCCGCCGAAAGCCAAAGCCGAAGAGGTTGAAGTCAATGAATAAACCAGGCTTTCAGATTCTCGCCGCCGGTGATGTGACGACCGTTTATATCTACGGCGGCATCAATATGTCAGACAACGACGGGGCGATGATTTCACCCGAGGACTTTATCGCTGCCGTGCACGAAATCGACACTGCGCAGATTGATGTCCGCATTGCCAGCGTAGGAGGCGATCCGGTAGCCGCTGGCCAGATGTATCAGACGCTTGTCGATCATCCTGCAAAGGTCCGCACGATTGTTGACAGCAAGGCGTATTCGGCAGGATCGATGCTGCTGCAGGCAGGTGACACGCGCATCGCGCGCCCGATGTCAATCGTGATGGTGCACGGGCCATCGTCGCAATTCGTGCCTGGCCGTGGCAGCGCCAAGGATCACCGCGAAATGGCGGCAGCAATTGAGGCACACGCCGAGGCAATGGTCCCAGCCTACACCCGTCACGGCATTTCAGAAGAAACCGTGCGCGGTTGGTTTGCTTCAGATGACGACACTTATTTTTCCGCGAAAGCCGCGCTCGAAGTTGGCCTGATCGACGAGATTGTCGATTCCATGCCATTGGCCGCGAGTGCGCCGCAGGACTATCGAATAGCCGCTATGGGCGGCTTGGACGAGATCGCGGCACGTCGCCGCCCAACCCAGGAGAACGCCGAAATGGCTGAAGATAAAGACCTGGGCACTCCTGGCGGAGCGCCCGACGCTGACAAGATCGTGGCCCAGCATAGCCGCACCGTTAAGGTCGCGACCCAGCAGGGCATCCGCGCGGAAGCTAAGCGCCGTGGCGACATCGCCGCCGTGTTTGCCGACTTCTACGATGCCGACCCGATGAACCCCGTCACCGCCCTGCACGACCAGTGCATGGACGATGTGGCGTGTACCGAGATCGACGCGCGCCGCAAGATGATGGCCTACTTGGCATCGCGCTCTGAAGATCCGATCGTCGCGCGCGAATCCTACGTAATGGAAACGCCACAGCGCCCGACGCCGAATGCATCGCCGCGCGAAGCACGTTTCGCCGTGTCGCGTGATCAGCAGGACAAACGCGCCGAGGCGTTGTCCGCTGCGCTGCAGATCAAGGCCGGGCTGGTGACTGACCGCAAACGGATCGACGAAGAGCGCAAAGGCGAGTTTCTGGCGCTGTCGCTGTCTGACATCATGGCCACCGAGCTGCGCGCATCCGGCT